CGCTGGGAAGCGTTCGCGTGCGATCACGTCGACCGCCCGTGACATTGGCGAGATTCCGCCGGTCGTGGACGCCAAGCGGCGTGCGGCCTGCGAGCGAAACTTCCGCTCATTCTGCGAGACCTACGGCGCAGAGTCGTTCCCGCTGGCGTGGTCTGCGGATCATCTGACGGCTATCAGCAAGATCGAGGGGGCGGTTCTCCGTGGCGAGCTCTTCGCGTTCGCGATGCCGCGTGGGTCTGGCAAGTCGACCCTGTGTATCTGGGCCTGCCTGTGGTCGGTGCTCTGCGGGCATCGCCCGTTTGTGATGCTCGTCGGTGCTGACCAGGCGATCGCGTGCCAGATGCTCGACGTGATCAAGGTGCATCTCGAAACCAACGACCTGCTTTTGGAGGATTTCCCGGCTGCCTGCTATCCGATTCGGGCTCTGGAGCGAATCAGCCAGCGGGCGAAGGGGCAGACCTACGAGGGCAACCCGACGCAACTGGAGTGGACCGCCGACCAGATCACGCTGGCATGGATTCCCGGCGCTCCGTCCGCTGGGGCTGCCGTGCGGGTCGCCGGCATCACAGGCCGCATCCGAGGAGCCCAGCACATTCGGGCCGATGGGAAGACCGTCCGCCCGTCGCTGGTGCTGATCGACGATCCGCAGACCGACGAGTCAGCCGGGTCGCCGTCGCAGTGCGCCACCCGCGAGCGGATTCTCTCCGGTGCCATCCTCGGTCTCGCCGGGCCGGGCGCGAAGATCAGCGGTCTCGCCACGATCACGGTGATCCGTCCAGACGACCTGGCCGACCGCCTGCTCGACCGGGCGAAGCATCCTGCGTGGCAGGGCGAGCGGACGAAGCTGGTCTACGAGTGGCCGACCGCCGAGGATCTCTGGAGCCAATACGCGGAACTGCGGCGCGAGGGCCAGCGGAACGGCACTGGCACCGGGGCGGCCGACGACCACTACCGGCAGAGTCAGGCGGCGATGGATGCCGGGGCTCGCGTGGCGTGGCCAGAGCGAAAGAACGACGACGAGATTACGGCTATTCAGCACGCCTGGAATCTGCGGATCGACCGGGGCGAGTCGGCGTTTCTGGCCGAATACCAGAATCAGCCGATCGCGGACGACATCGCCAGCGACAAGCTCGACAAGCGTTCGCTCGCCCTGCGGGCCACGAACGTCGAGCGTGGCGTCGTGCCACTTGACCACCAGACGCTGACGGCGTTCGTGGACGTGCAGGAAAAACTCCTCTTCTGGCTCGTCGCCTCGTGGAATCAGTCCTTCGGCGGTCACGTCGTGGCCTACGGCACCTTCCCCGACCAGGCGTCGTCGTTCTTTGAGGCGAAGCACGCGAAGAGGACGCTCTCCCAGGCGGCGAAGGGGGCTGGCTTCGAGGCATCGCTACATGCCGGTCTGGAGTCGGTCGCGCAAATGCTCATGGGACGTGACTGGAAACGCGAGGACGGGGCGGCGATGCGAATCACGCAGATGATGATCGACGCCAACTGGGGGCAGAGCACCGGGACGATCCGCACATTCTGCCGGCGGTCAGCGTTTGCGGGGGCGATCCTGCCGAGCCACGGCAAAGGCATCGGCGCGAGCTCGCAGCCGATCGGTGAGAAGAAAAGCCGTGGCGACCGCATCGGGCTCAACTGGAAGGTCGGGCAGATTTCCGAGGGGCAGCGGTCATGCCTCTACGACACGAACTTCTACAAGACCTTCGTCGCGGCTCGCCTGCGGTTGCAGATGGGCGACCCCGAGGCGATCGCGTTCCACGCCGGCCAGCACGATCTCCTATTCGAGCACCTGACGAGCGAATACCCGGTGAGGACCGAGGCCCGTGGCCGGGTGGTCGATGAGTGGAAGATGGCGGGCCGAGATAACCACTGGCTCGACTGCCTGGTCGGCTCTGCGGTCGCGGCGTCGATTGCGGGCGTCCATCCGATTGCGACGGAGGCTGGCGGGCGGCAGCGTAAGAAGGCGGCGCTTCCCAGCGGGCCGGGCGGGAAAAAGGTCATTACGCTCAAGAGGCTCGGAACTTGACAGCGTTGCCATGCTGCGAGGATGCCAAGCATCATCCTCACGACCGTTGACGGCATGGAGCCGCAAGACGCTCTCGCCATCTGCTACCGGCTCACGAAGCCGGGGAGCGACTTCAATCTCGAAGTGCGGCGGATTCTCGACGGCAATGGCTCGTCTGACACGCCGATCGCCTTGTGGCACGAGGACGGAGCGTTGCTCGGCTGGGCGTGCTCGCACGTCTGGAATAACCACCAGACGCTAGAGATGTTCACGGGCGAGCGGCACCGTGGGCGTGGCATAGCCACGGCGCTATCGGCGTTTCTCTTGGGCGCTGGCGTGATCGACGGCGCTGAGGAGCTCGCGGTCTTCTCGCCCGTGACGGCCGACATTGCCCGGCGACTGGGTGCGGTGGAGGTCAGCCTCTACGAGCGTCGTGACGGCGAATGGTCGCTGGTCTGAGGCTAGACCCCCTACGGTCTACCCCCTGTGTCGGTCTACCGTCGCTGTTATGAGCGACGAAGTATCCAACAAGCTCGCCGAGGCGGCAGTCGGCCCGAAGCGCGTCCGCACCGACGCGGGTGAGGTCGAGGCCCACGATCTCGATCAGATCATCGAGGCCGACAAGTACCTCGCCGCCAAGGCTGCGGCGTCATCGACCAACAAGCATCGCGGCCTCAGGTTCAATCGCATCATCCCTCCGGGGACAGTTTAGTGGCGTTTCTCGACCTGTTCCGAGGCAAGCAGACGCCCCGCCCGGCGGTGGTTCCGGTCGTCCGTGCGCGTTACGACGCTGCCGAGAAGGGCGACGACTACAAGCACTGGGCCAACTCCGACGCATTCTCGGCGGACGCTGCCCTGTCGCCGACCGTGCGGCGCACACTGCGCAACCGGGCAAGGTACGAACGCGCAAACAACTCCTACCTCGCTGGCATCTCGTCAACGCTCGCCTGCGACCTCATCGGCACCGGACCCCGGCTGCAACTCGACACGGGCGACGCGGAAGCGGATCGGCTCGTCGAGCGGCTTTTCTTCGACTGGGGCTGGACGATCGACCTGCCCGCCAAGTTGCGGACGATGCGGGAAGCCCTGGTCGTCGACGGCGAAGCGTTCGCGCTCATGGTCACGAATCCCCGGCTCGACGGCGTAACGCTCGACGTGCGGCTCGTCGAGGCCGAGATGGTGGCGACGCCGACCGAGCTCATGGCTTCGACAATCACGCCCGAGGGCAACACGGTCGACGGCGTCGAGTTCGACCAGATCGGCAACGTCGTCGCCTATCAGGTCTTGAACTTCCACCCCGGCTCAAACTTCCGCGTCAACACGCTGGAGTTTCAGCGGGTGCCGGCGGCGCAGATGGTGCATTGGTTCAAGCCCTCGCGGCCGGGCCAGCATCGCGGCGTCCCCGAGGTCGCCCCGGCTCTGAAGTTGTTCGGCCAACTCCGTCGCTACACCGAGGCGGTCATCGCCGCTGCGGAGACGGCGGCCGACTTGGCTGCGTTCATCCACTCAAATTCCCCGGCTGCGGAGGTCGACGAGGTCGAGTCGTTCGCGGCCCTTGAGATCAGCAAGCGGACGCTGACCACGCTGCCCGAAGGCTGGGATATTTCGCAGTTGAAGGCCGAGCAGCCGACGAGCACCTACAAGGATTTCAAGACCGAGATCCTCAACGAAATCTTCCGCTGCCTCCAGATTCCATTCAACGTCGGGGCTCTGAATTCGTCGTCCTACAACTACGCGAGCGGTCGCATGGATCACCAGGTCTATGCGATGACGCAGCGCGTAGAGCGTGACCAGATCGAGCGGACGATGCTCGATCGCCTGCTCTCGGCTTGGGTCAACGAAGCCTCGCTCGCGGGCCTGCTGCCTGCTGGGATGCCGCCGTTCTCCGAATGGAATTGGGGATGGGTGTGGGACGGCAAAGACCACGTCGACCCCGGCAAGGAAGCCAACGCCGCCGAGACAAGGTTGAGGACGCACACGACGACGCTCGCCGCTGAATACGCCCGCCAGGGCAAGCGGTGGGACGTTGAGTTGCGGCAGCGTGCGGCCGAGATCGCTCTCCAGA